GCTTCAACGGCACGCATACGGTCGTGGCCGTCACAGGGGTGAAGACATTCACCTTCTCCTCCTCTGGCACCAACACCACCGGCACGGGCGGCAGCGTCACCACGACGAAGGTGATCCCGATCAGCAACCGCGCCGTAATCGTCACGCCCGAGCGCCACGCCGTGCTTCTTGGCGTTGGCGGGGTGCCGCGGCGCGTGGGGTGGAGCTCGCGCGAGAACTACACGGATTGGGACTTCGCCTCACCGACCAACACGGCGGGCTTCCTCGACCTCGACACGGAAAGCCTGCTGGTCATGGCGGCGCCCGTGCGCGAGGGCACGCTGATCTGGACCGAGAGCGAAGCGTGGCTCATGCGCTTCATCGGCCTGCCCTACATCTACTCGATCGAGCGCATCGGCTTCGGCTGCGGCCTGATGTCGCCGCGCTCCTTCGCGGTGACGGCTGGGCGCTGCATCTGGATGGGGAAGGAAGGCTTCTGGATGTACGACGGCGGCGTCGTGAAGCCGCTGGCGTGCGATGTCGGGGCCTACGTCTTCGACAACATCGACCCGAACTCTGGCCCGCTCTACGCGCACGGGTCCGACAACGGCACCTTCCCGGAAGTCTGGTTCTGGTTCCCGTCGCAGGGGTCTACGGTGCCGAACCTCTCCGTCTACTACAACTTCCAAGAGGGCTGGTGGGGCATCGGCAACACGATGACGCGCACGGCGGCCTGCAGCGCCGGGGTGTTCAAGTTCCCCATGGCCGCTGACGACTTGAACGAGGTTTACTACCAGGAGAACGGCTGGACCGCGGCTGGCGCGCCAATCCAGACCGACCGCTACGCTGAGACGGGCTCGCTCAACCTCCGAGACGGCGCCTCCGTTTCCTTCGTCCGCCAGGCGCTGACGGACAGCGGCTACGGCTACGACAGCACGCAGCTGACCTTCTTCTCGACCTTCACCCCCGAGGGTGCGGAGACGACGTCAGGGCCGTACAACCCCCGTTCTGACGGCTACACCGATGTCCGCGTGACAGGACGCGATTTCCGCATCAAGATCGCTTCCTCGCAGGACGCTGAGTGGAGCATCGGCCAGATGCGGATCGACTTCGCGCCGAAGGGCGCCCGATGAGGGCCAATCTTCCTCCGGCCCCCGCTGCTTACGACCCCGGCTACTTCACGCGGGCGCTGTCGGCGCTGGACCAGATCATCGGCCAGACCGTCACAAAAATCGAAGCAGTGGAGTCGGTTTTGCTTCAAGCCCCCAACGGGGCGGTATATAAGCTGACAGTCAGTAATACGGGAACCCTAACGACCACGGCGGTGCCGCTTGGACAATCGGGCTCTCCTCCTTACTAGGATGCGGAAGGCGCTGCGGCTTGGCAGCGACACGCATAACCTGGAAGACATCATCGAAGCCCTCAACCGAGGGGAGATGCAGGCGCACTACAACGACCGGGCGATCATCATCACGGAGATCGCGCAGTCGCCACGCCGTAAGTTCGTTCACTTCTTCATGTCTGCCGGTGAGCTCGACGGGATCTTGGAGCTCATGCCGCAGGTGGAGAAGTGGGCGCTGGAACAGGGGTGCGAGTTCGGTCGGGCCTGCGTTCGACCAGGGTACGAGCCAGTCCTGAAGTCTAGGGGCTGGAAGCGACGGATGATTATGATGGAGTTTCACCCAGATGGGCAGCAGCGCACCGAGGGCACAGACGGTCACGCAGCGGACTGAGATCCCGGCGTGGCTTGAGGACGTGACGCGCGAGAACATCGCGCGCGCTGACGCACTCAGCAACCGTCCGTACCAGCCCTACATGGGCCCGACGATTGCCGGCTTCGCTCCCGAGCAGGAGGCCGCGTTCCAGTACACGCAGGCCGGCATCGGCGCGACGCAGCCTGTCTTCGGCCAGGCCATCCAGACGGCGTCCGACGTGTCGCAGTACAACCCGATGGGCGTACAGGCGTCGCAGATCGGCTACCAGGGTGTGACCGCCCCAAACTTCCTGCAGGGCAACGTCGGCGCCTACATGAACCCCTACATCGAGAACGTGGAAAATGCCGCGCTCTCGCGTCTGCAGGGCGCGACGCAGCAGGCCGTCAACCGCATTGGCGACCAAGCGCTCGCCGCGCGCGCCTTCGGTGGCTCTCGCCAGGGCATCGCGGAGGGCGTCGCACTCGGTGAGGCCGCGCGGTCTGCCGGCGAGCTGTCGGCCAATCTTCGCTCGCAGGGCTTCGGCCAGGCGGCGCAGTTGCTGCAGGCGGACCAGCAGCGCGCCATGCAGGCGCAGCTGGCCAACCAACAGGCCGGGCTGACGGCCTCGCAGGTGAACGCGCAGCAGATGCTGCAGTCGCAGCTGGCCAACCAGAGCGCGGGCCTGCAAGGCGCGCAGCAGCGCCTGTCGGCCGCCGGGCAGCTGGCGGACCTGTCGGGCGAGTTCCAGCGGTCGCGTCAGCTGGATGCGGCGTTGCTGGAGAACATCGGTCAGCAGCGGCAGGCGCAGCAGCAGGCGGCGCTCGACGAGGCGTACCGGCGCTTCCAGGAGCAGCAGAACTACCCAATCGAGATGCTCAACCTGCGTCTCGGTGCGACCTCGGCCACGCCCTATAGCACGACCTCGACCGGCACGCAGTTCGTGCCACGGGGTAGCAACTTCTTGTCTGGCCTGGGCGCGGTCGGTTCGGCCGCCACTGGCGCCGCCGCTCTCTACCCGCTGATCTTCGGCGCGCGCTGATGGCTGATATCCCGACAATCGCCGACTACATCTATCGCCGCGCGACGGAACTCGGCGTCGACCCCAACATGGCGCTGGGCATCGCCAGCCGTGAAGGGCTCAACTTCCGCACGCTGTCGTCGCCCACCTTCGGCAACGCCGACAACCGCGGCTACAGCTTCGGGCCGTTCCAGCTGTTCTCCGGCTCCCGCGACCCGCGCACCATCGCACCTGGCGGCATGGCCTACGAATTCCAGCAGCGGTTCAGTGCGCCGCCGTCGGCCGAAAACTGGCGGCAGCAGGTGGACTTCTCACTGGAGCGTATGCGCGATCGCGGCGTGCAGCCCTGGTACGCAGTGCAGAACGCGGGCGGCGTTGGTCCGATCACGGAGATCGGGCGGCGGTTCGCCTCAAGCCTTGGCCTAGGCGCTGCGACCCCTGCGCCTGCGGGCGTCGTGCCTGGGCCGGAGGCAGATGCGGGCTCCTTTGCCGTTGCGCCTCCCCCAGCGCCGGAGGCAGCAACGCTTCCGGCGCAGCCGCCGCCGCCCGTCTACGCGAATGACTTGGGCACGGGCTTGCGTCGTCTCGGCAACTATCTTGCGCCGTCCCTGGTGGATCCGGCGACGCCCCTGACGCCCGAGCAGGCGCAGCAGCAGCAGGAGCAGCAGCGCGAGCAGGCGCAGCGCATGGCTTCGGTCGGCGCCGCGCAGCGTGGCTTCCTGGGGCTGTCGCAGCTGGGGGCCACGCCTCAGATGGAACAGCCGCAAATGCGCGGCCAGGTCGTCGGTCCCCGGCCTTTTGAGCCGATCTCTATCCGCCGCCGCCGCGGCCTGCTGGACTAGGAGGTAGTCGATGGTCGGTCTTATGGACTTCTTCACGGGCGGCGATCCCGAGCAGATGGCGCAGATTGATCCGCGCTACGGCGTGCCGCGCAGCGACGTGCGCGACGCGGCGGTGAGCGCGCTGGCCAACATCAGCGCGACGCTGCTCGCGGCTGGCCAGCCGATCATGCCGGCCCAGCGCGCGCAGATCCTGGCCCAGCTGGGCGGTGCGGCGTCGGGAGTGAACACCGACCTCTACAACGCCTCCCAGCGTCGCCTCATGGGCGCGCAGATGGAGCAGCGCCGCGCGGAACTCGAGGACACGCGCCGCCTAGGCGAACTCATGCGCGACCCTGCCGCCTTCCAGCAGGCGACGGGCTTCCCGCTGACGCAGTTTGCCGGCATGCGGCCCGGCGAGGTGAGCCAGGTTCTGCGACAGGTCCGCACGCAGCAGCTGACGCAGGATCCGAACCAGCGCGAACTGACGGCGCTGCAGGTGGCGGACGCGCGTCGGCGCGCAGGCATGCCGATCACGCAGGAAGTCGGCGGCGTGCTCTACAACTACGACGAGCAGGCGCGCCGATGGGTGCCGCAGACGACCCGCCAGCCTGCCGGTGGCCTCGAGGGAGAAGCGCAGTCCATCGTGCTGCAGGGCATGCGCAATCCCGACATCGTCAACACGCCGGAGTACGCGGTCGCGTTCACGCGCCTCTACGGGCCGCGCACGGAGATCCGCAACGGCGAGGTGGTCACGATCCAGCCCGAGGTTCCGGTGGGCGTACCGCGCCCGTCGCCGCGCGCTATGGAGGCCGCAGCTGCCGCGCCGAGTGCCCCCGGCGCCGCTGCGCCTGCCGTGCAGCCCCCCGCTGGCGCGCCAGCTGCGGCTGGCGGAGAGACGCGCACGGTCGCGACGCCGGGCGGCGGGCAGGTGTCCATCACCAGCACCCAGCCGCGCGCCTTGTCGCCTGCGGAGGTCCAGCTGCGCGAGGAGGCGGAGACGAACCTGGGCAATCTCCGCAGTGCAGTTGGCGCCTTGCGCGAGGCGCTGCGACTGAGTCCGTTGGCCTATGCGGGCCCTGCGGCGTCGACGCGCGGCGCAGCTGCGGGCGTGCTCAACATAGACCCCGCCACCGCCGCCGCGACGCGGCAGTTCAGCGCGATCATGACCGAGCAGGCACTGACGCAGCTGCGCGCGATCTTCGGCGGCAACCCGACCGAAGGCGAGCGCAAGA